CTTGGATGGTAATTTAATTGGCGGATTCACAGAGCTCAAACGACATCTGAGCTCTTAATGAGTTATACAGTTCCTACCTCTTCTATCACCGCCCCAGTGACATACACAGTATCGACAACTAGTAGTCTTTATTCTACTGTAACTGGTGCTCCTTATACTTTTAGTACAGGAGCAGGCAATGTAGTGTTAAACGGTGCTAGTCCAACCTGGACGACCGGACCTGGAAATCTAACAGGTACCGGGTTACATGTGACAAGTGATGCAGAATTTGAAGGCAATATCACGTGGAAAGGTCGAGACTTAGGTAAGCTGTTAGAAACTATAGAACAACGTTTGGCAATTCTACAACCCAATCCTAAAAAACTTAAAAAGTTTGAAGCCTTACAAAAAGCCTACGATCACTATAAACTGTTAGAAGCATTGTGCCATTCGGAGGATAACGATGAATAAAGATCCGCAACAGGCTAAACTGGAAAAACAACTAGCCACACTGGAAATGGTTGTAAAACAACTAGCAGTTCGTGTACAATTTCTTGAAAGAGAAAACAATCGTCGCAAACAAGAAGTAAATCAAATAGCCAACTCACTTAGAAAGAATTAAAATGAATGTTAAACTTTTATCATACAGTCAACCTACCGACGAATTTAGATCCCAGGGTCTTTCAGACGCTCAGGAACTCATTGCCTATTGCGCCCGTGTGTCCAATCCAGCGAACCAATATAACATGGAAACAGCCGACAAGCTCATACGATACCTTGTCAAACACCAGCACTGGAGTCCTCTCGAAATGGTCTCAGCCTGTCTCGAAATTACCACAACTAGAGACATCGCCAGACAGATACTCCGCCACCGGTCATTTAGTTTCCAAGAGTTTTCCCAAAGGTATGCTGATCCAACTAAAGATCTAAATTTTGTCCTAAGAGAAGCAAGACTACAGGACACTAAGAATCGTCAAAACTCTGTTGCTATCTCAGGGCTTACGCTTAACGAACAATTACTAATTGAAGAATGGAATCGTCGCCAAGAGGCTGTTATCCGTGAAGCCGAAGATGCATACACGTGGGCCGTAGAAAAAGGTATTGCTAAAGAACAAGCTCGAGCAGTCCTTCCAGAAGGCCTAATTGAAAGTCGCTTATATATGAATGGTACCTTGCGTTCATGGGTACATTTTATTGAACTGCGCACAGGCAACGGAACACAGAAAGAACACATGGAAATTGCACGTGAATGTGCCTGTGTGATTGCCAAGATCTTTCCAATGGTAGGGGAATATGTCCAACCTAGCCAAGGGACGTAACAGCTACGACTCAACCGGTACAGGAGTAATGATTCCGTTTTTTAATCGGAATGTCACTCCGTATGCTACTGAAGCAGGTGGACCTAAATTTGATCTAGTTCCTGTTACCAAACAGAAGGATCTAATGATCAATCATGCTAGAATCTATGCCCAGCAGGAATATGATCGTATCATGGAATTGGTCGCTGTTTTGGAAAAGCAAGCACAGGGAATTAAACGTAGATTAGAAGTTACTGATGCAGTTCATGCGGCTGTGTATCAGTTTCAGGTGGTAATGGGTAATGCATATTGGCTAGTGTATGATACGCGAAAGCAACATACTCTGCTAACGCAACATGGGCCTGATGATTGGTCCAGTAGTGCTCCAGAGGACTACGAATACATAACAAGAGTAAAATATATGGGTGACCATACTTGGCAGGAAATAAACGAAAAGGGTGAATATGTTAATTAGTAAAGGCGCAAGCGTAGGTGAAGTAGTAACTTTTAAATTAGTTACAGGTGAAGAGTTAATCGGTAAACTTACAGAAGATACCGCAACTCATTATGTTGTTGATCGTCCATTGGCATTGGTAATGGGTCAAAAAGGTCTTGGGTTACAACCGTGGTTGTTCACAGTTAGCCCAGATAAGGCCATCCGTTTTCCCAAGGAAAAAGTCATTGTGCTAGAAGCTACAATGGAAGAAATGGCTAAAAACTATCTGTCAGGAACTAGTGGTATTGCACTGGCTTAAATAATAGACTATGCTAACTCCTCCATCGGCGACACAGGAATTTTTAAAAGATTTTACCACAGTAATTACAGTATCTATTGATACAAGCACTGCGGTGTCAAGTATTTCTGATGTGGTTGCTAGTTTTCAAGATCCAGGAGTTGTTGTAAGCATAGGAACCGACACAGTAACATTATCTGGAAAATATACTTCAATATTACCCATTAAATGGTATTGGAAAGATTTAGACGATGTCTTACAAAGTGGGGATACTGCTCCGCCTGCGGGGACATATTTAAAGTTAGTGCAACTTGATAGTCCTCCAGTACTAACCGAAGATTGTATATATACGATAACCAGTGATGCTGGTACAGATATATTCGCACATACCGTGTTTCTTAATGATTACGATGCGTTATCTTCGGAGTTAACAACTTTATTAGATGCACAACCGGGACCATAATGACATCAAAAGCCGTAACCAGAGTTGGAGATAAAACTGTAGGACACGGTCTCTATAAACCTCGTGCTACCTTAGACAGTACAGGAGCTCCGGACAGCAATGTAGGCGGAAGTAATAATGTGCTTGCTAATAATAAAGGAGTCAATCGCGTAGGCGACAGGTGGAAACCGCATACTCCTAATCCTAACGATCGGCATGCTAACGACACAGATACGTCTGGACCCGACTTAACAATCGAACCAAGTCCGTCAACCGACGTTTATGCCAATGGAAAACGAGTAGCTCGAGTTGGTGATAAAGCCGACAAAGAAGGTGATAAAATCGCCGGTGGTAGTCCTAATGTGTTTATCGGCGACAACTCTGAATTTGAAAGTTTTGCATTTGCAGATGTTGCGTTTGTGGTAGAACGAGGAGATATAGATTTTGTAACCCCATCTAATGTTGCGGCAAAAAGTTCGCAATCCTCTGGAGCAATTAATAGTGGAGTATCCGGCGGTATAGTTTCGCCTAGTTCGCCTTTACTTTCTCCGTCAAACGTGGGAAAAGTTGATAACACCCCACCGCCCGAATATGCTCCATCGACTTCGGCACTCGGCGACTTTAGTTCCTATAATCAAGATAACATTCCCTACAGCACACTGATGCTTACTGATAAAACTAGTCTTGCAGAATTTACACTCAAGGCAGCCCTGTGGGACAGTCAACCTAATCCTCGAGGTCCAAACACTCCTTATACGTCTGATAATCCTAAACGTGGTGATAATAAACATATCAAAGCACAGTACGGACTTACAGTTCCGCAGATCTTAACCAATCTAGCTAATCTAGCTAAAAATGTCTATGAGCCAATCAAGGCTCGCTATCCTCGAGTTATCGTAACCAATACCTTCCGGCAAGCACCGCCCGGCGGATCTGCAGAGCAAGCACAACATGGCAGAGGACAGGCTATGGATTTGGTTTTTCCAGGACTTAGCACAAATCAGTATTATGATGTAGCAGTTTGGATTAGAGATAATCTACCCTTCGATCAATTGTTACAAGAAAAATCCGGCAATAAGATTTGGATACATGTTAGCCATTACAGCGGAACAGGGCAAAAAGTGCCTAGCCAAAATAGAGTCGCCAACTTAATAGTTTTTCCTGCTCCTGTACAGTTTATACCAGGTCTTGCACCTCTCGCTTAATTATAAATACAGTTATCTAGTAGAGGTAAACCAGCATAGTTGGTTGCGTGGGTGAAAGGCTCATGAGCTAGGCGAAGGCACTACACGATCTATGGAGTTCGTCAAGGTTGACAACAGTCCTTAATTGTTGTATAATATAAAAACTTAGAAAGGAAACATCATGGCATATCGAGCAAAAAATGGCAGTATGAAAGCCGCAGTACGTAGACAACTTCGTAAGCGTAGCAAGTAATCATGGCTAAATTTAGAGCGCATCATCCTCGTTCAATCAAGGCCACAGCAAGACGTACCCTTAAGAAACGCAAGTAAAATTGTTGTATTCAACACGTTGGCCCAATCGTAAATTGGGTATTTTAAATTAGGAAAATAGTAAAATGGTAACAGGAAAAGTAAAATGGTTTAACGACGCCAAAGGTTTTGGATTCATTACTCCGGACGATGGTGGCG